CAAAAAGATTAATGGCATAAAGAAAAAATCTGGTTCGGTTGGGTTGCTATTATCTAGTACCGCAAATCTTGTATTCTCATCCACTTCTTCTGGTAAGTTGTTCAACGAGAACGTTGTATTATCTAATGTCAGTATCTGCATAATTCCTTATTTTTGCCAATCCACTTTTTCTAAAGTAAATGGATATTTGGCATCCTTGTAATATTTTTTCCTCGTTGTGAGGTGACGTTTTGCAAATTTACAAGTCGAAGTTATGTCCCAAATCTGTACAAAGTCTTTATCTTCTGCTTTACGAATACCGCGTCCTATTGACTGAATAACTCGAACAAACGACTTGCCAGGCTCAAGCAATACCAGGTTAAAGATACGAGGAATATTAATTCCAACAGCCGCGACTCCGAAAGTCGCAATAGTAATTTTGTTATCGTTTGTAGCGTGTTCTTTATATTCTTCTGCACGTTTGGTTCCTTTCACTTCGCCTGAAATAAACACGGCGCCTTCTATCATTTCTGTTAATATTTTGCCTGTATCAATCCTGTTAACTAGGATTAGTGTATTGCCTGAATCTGATAAGCCTTGTATAAGTTTACTAAAATATGTCATCCTGTCTTTGTTAGTGACAAGATACTTTAATTCTTCTTGATATGTTTTAAATTCTGGTAAATCTATAAGTTGTAAGATGTTTACGTGTAAGTTACTAAGTACACCCATCTCTTGTAATTCGTGTGCTTTGATGCCGCCAACTACGGGACCAATACTAGCAAATATTGGCTGTGCTTCAAAGTCATCTTTAGGAACTGTACCAGTTAGTCCCCAACGAATAGGAGCATTACATAAGTTAATTGTAAGTAAATTCTTAAGAACTTCTGCCTTAGCCATATGTACTTCGTCGACAATAACAGTCTTAACTCCGTCAAGAAATTCTGCTAGAGTAAGTGCAAGATCTAAGTCCCAGTTTTTACTTTTCTTGTCTAATACGTTAAGACTTTGCCAAGTACAAATGGTATGTGTGCGACCTAAATCCTTGCGATCTCCAAAATAAACACCCACATCTAAACCAACGTTAATATAGTCTTCTTCTGTTTGCACAACAAGATCTTTATTAGGAACGATAACAATAGTACGTCCATATTTTTCTGCACAGTGACTTAATGTCGCGGTCATAATAGTTTTGCCGGCACCTGTTGCTACTTCTTGTAATGCCTGTGTATTGGTGAAAAAGCGGTTTACAACTTCCACTTGATCGTCACGTAACATAATAGGTTGCCCTTGGAATCTGTGACCTTTTGGCCAAACTTTTCCTTGATCTGCCCAATAACTATTTGTAATCTCTGTAAATTCAATTTTACGTGTAGTGCGTAAATCGTCTACTTCGTCTATATCAATATCCATATCAGACAGTATATTTAGGCACTTTTCTAGCTGGCTCAAATAGCCATCTCCTCCTAGTCCAAACATACTAACTTTGCCATCCCAACGTCCAAGTTTGTAAGCTGGACGATAGCGAGCCGTAGGATCTTCGTATTTAAAAGTGTTAGACAGCTTTTTACGACCTTCGAGAGATAGCCCTTCGAATTTAATGTTTACTTCGTCTCGAATTACTAATTTTACCGCCATTCGATTTTTCTCTCTTCTAATATACTTGGAGTTTCTGCGTACTCTACAATAAGATCGCTATAATTAGAGTATACACTAGTTTTACCGTGACGTAAACCCATACGTGTATCTAATGCTATAACGCTCATAGGTCGCCAAGGGTTATTTAAGAAAAATTTTGGTAATTTTCCACTCTGTACAGCAGCCACTTGTGTTGTAGTGTCTAGCTTTGCGTTGTATTTTTTGTCTGCAATAAGTGTATTGAATTTTTTGCCATTTTCATTATTAGGCAGTCTGAAGTAAATTCCTACATTATCGTAAATTCCATTATTTTCTAAGGAAAATGACAAATTTTCAAGATTTTTATAAAGTTCGATATCTTCGGTTGTTTCAAAGACCACTAGTAAAGGCAATCTTCGTAAATTTTTCAAAGAGTTGATTAATTCACTTAATGAGTGTTCGGCCTTGTTTATCCAGATTTTGCTTTTTCCGCGGTTAGCGATAATTTCGGTCAAATTTTCACCGAAATTTTTGGAATTTTCTGTGGTGTACTGATACCTAACACTTCGGTCATTAATGATGTTCTGGTCAATAGCGGTTGCAATACCAAGGTCAGCGGTTATGGCTTTAACAAAGTTTTGATGCTCGATATTTGTCAATAAAAATTGACCACGAATTTCGGGTTCAGACCACGATTTTATGGTTTCGTAGTGATTTTTTATGGTCTCATCAATTTCAAAGCCTAACGGTTCTAACAGCTCGACTAACACTACAATATTTTTTTCAGTTAGGTCAGCAGTATAAGATTTTCCATTCGATGACGGAACTAGTGTTTCTATCTTAGTACCTAAATTTTGCAAAATTTTGCGAATTTCGTGGGAATACGTTAATTCTATGAATAGTACTAAATCTTGTTCTGCATTTTTTGTAATATAAAACTTTTTCACTTGTTCTATTTGTCTAAATGACCTCGACCACTGAGGAGACAAAATTACATCCGATATTAACTCTTCAAAATTTGTGATTTTTTTGCTATTTTCCCGAAGAATTTTAATCAGCAATCTTCCTTGGTTTTCAGTGATAAAATAATTGCCTAAAATTGAGCTAGCAAGACTTTTTAATATCTTACTATCCCTGGCTGGCAATAATTCTTCTATTTTAGGAGAATCTGTATCTACAATTTTTAGTAATAAATTATCAACTGTTATCATATTGTAAGTATATACTAACTTTCTTCAAAGGTCAACCTTATAGAAAAAAATAGGCCCATATTATTTAAGGCCTACCTTCTCTCTTTTGGGTAAACTGATTATATTGATGCGTCTTCCATACCAGCAACACGTAATTTTACAATATTTGTAATTTGCCATTGTTTCTGGTCAAGAGCTTTTGTGATACCTAACCACTTGTTACGCAATAAGGCAAATTCGTTGATAATTTTTTCAAAATCAACAACATCAGGTTCGCCTTCGCAATAACGTTCGCAATCTCTGCTACTTAGAGCACGTTGATAGTTTTCTAAATACTTGCGAAAGTGTTGACTTTTAAGTCTACGTAATTCAATGTTAAGATATTCTAAAATTGCCTCGATTTCTTGTAATTGTGCAAATCGTTGTTCAACAATGCCGGGCATACTTGCCGCGGCACGTTCAACATTGCCACTAATATTACATTCCTTCTTAGCAACTAACAGCTCAGCTTCAAAATGCTCGGCCGCATCTGGTATATTACTAATATCTTTGGAAACCTTAGAATACCAACCCATTAAAACTCCAATTCGCCGTAGTCTTCGTCTTCGTCTTCTGTAACGCCTTCATCTTCGTTAAGATAATAGGCAATAGCTTGGTCAAGAATTTCATCAACACCGGTAGCATTTTGTAATGTGCGATCACTTACGCCAAAATCGGCGAGTAAATCGATATAACGTTCTGCTACTGTTTCTAATTGTTTCTTGTCTAAGTATTCGACAAAGTTAAGCCATACATCGCCGATTTGTGTCTCATTCAACATTTTCTTCTGTCTCCTCAGGAATGGTTGTTTTAATTTTAATGTGATAATTTTCCATTATCATATCTAATTTATCATCTTTCCATTCTTTTCGGTACAATAAGGTTTCTTCTCCAGTTGTTGGATCAACATACTTCAAGCGGTTACCTTGTTGTACAAGAATGCCGTGTTTTTCCAACATATCGACCATACCACTATAAGGATTCATACCTGTTTCGTACGGAATCTTAATTTGTACAGTTTCAAACGGCTTACTATAGCGTGTTTTCATAATCTTGCAGGCTGCACGAATACCCATAACATCACTTACTTTGTTACCGTCTTCATCTTCTTTTAATTTCAATTTCTTCATAGCAACTACGATAGAACTTGCATAAACGAAACCTTGTCCGCCTGAAATTTTGTCATCTGGATCAAACATATCCTGACTAGCGTATGTGTGGTTAGTACAAACCATACCTACGTTATAATTACCAAACATATTAACACAATTACGAACTAATGCTGTAAGTGCTTTAGGTTTACGACCCATATCGCCTTTTAAGTCCCCGGCTTCAAACTGGTTGATGTCGGTAGGGGTAAGCAACATACCCAAGCTGTCTATGACAAACAAGACTTTTGGACGTTCAGTCATTTCTTTGTATTCTTTCATAAACTCGTGGATAGTTTTAGCAACATCATCGATCATTGCCATATTGAGTTTAAGAAGTTTATCTTCTGATGTATCAACACCCAAATCGTGTAACCACTTTTCATCAAGTGCATTTTCGCTATCAATTAAGATAACATAGATACCATCTTTTTGTGCATTACGGATAAGGTTGCCTGAGCAAATAAAGCTCTTACCAGCACCAGACTCGCCGGCAAATACAGTAACTTTACCCAGTGGAACTCCTCGATGGAAATCGCCACTAATTAGATAGTTAAGCGTATAATTGCCTGTACTAATCCAGTCTGTCGGGTCGTTAAACCCAACGCCAAGACCATCGATACTCTTGGTCAAGGTCTTTCTAAATTTCGATAGATCGAAGGCTTTTGTAGCCATAAGTTAATTCTCCTAAAAAAGATAACTAGGGCGTACAACTAGGTTGCAGAGGCCCAAGCCAAGTGTTTATTGCTTTTGACGATTGCGAATCATTGCCAAGATGTCTTGGGCACGTGAATCGCCGCCGGCATCTGAGCTAGCTTCAGCTTTAGGAGCAGGTGCTGCCTTAGCCACTGGAGCTGGTGTTTCTTCATCATCGATGTCATCTGCTACTGGAGCCGATGCTTTAGGAGTTGCCTTGTTAGGATCACCAGTATTTTGGCTCATACCGGCTGGTTTGAAATATTGACCCCAACGATCCATATCATATGGCTCGCCGTCAACTGATGCTTCAAACATTTCCTTCATAACTTTCAATTCAACTTCACCTGGCTTCTTAGGTAAGAAGTCTGTTAAGTTGTAAAGTCCGTTTGTCTTGATTGCCGCTTGTTCAGCATCGCTCAATGGACGCTCACGACGTGCCCAACTTGAAGTTGAGTAGTCTGCGTAACCACCTTTGCTTGTCTTTTTCATACGGTAATCTAAACCGTGTACATAGTCAGTTGGCAAGTCTTCCAACTCTGGATCGACCAAGGCGGCACGAATTGATTGGAAAATTTGTGGACCGATAATAAAACGGCGGATTGGATTTTCTGGTTGCTCTTCGCTCTTTTCACCTAGTCCGTCATCTACAACGAAACCTTGGAAAATGTAGGAACGCTTTTTCCAGTACTTACGACCCATATCTTCTAGATTAGGATCTTTGAACCAGCCACGAACTTCTGCCAAGATTGGGCAAGTGTCGCCGTACATTTCGACGCAAGGTACTTGTACTGTTACTGGTTTGCTTTCTGATTCACCTTTAATGCCTGCGAATGGCAATTTAATCATTGCACGTTCGACCCAGAAAAAGGTGTTGTCGGTGTTACCATCTGGTAAGAATCTAAGTGTAGATTCGCCACCTTCTTTTAAATTCCAGAACGGGTAAATTGATTTATCGCCGCCTGTTCTTTCTCCTGAACCTTTTTGTTCAGATGCTTTTAGTTTTGCTCTAATTTCTGCCAAAGTTGCCATAATAGTTCTCCTGTATTAGCCTTTGTTTGCATTTCTGCTATTTTATTTGCCTATATTTGTTTTAGAACCTACTAAAACAAAAAGTGCGTATATGTTATTATACGCACTTTTATTTAGTAAAGCAAGAGGAATCTTGCTTGAAATGTGGATTTTTTAGCCGAATTATCTATAGTGTACTAGACTAACAATTCTATTTAATTCATCATTACGGAAGCCAGTACCTTCGCCCATTGGTGCTGGCCCGGCTGGCATTGTTTGGGTTGCTTTTACCGCATTTGCTTGATTTTGAGCGTTGGCTGCCGCATATTGTGCA